GCCCTGGTTATTGAACGAAAGACAGGAAGAATGACCATCTCCAATAATTCTCGTGGCCGAGAAGACCTTACAAAGTTGTATCAAGGCTTACGAGTTTTGGAAGAACAGATTGTAATGGAGCTTGCCGGCGCAGGCAGCCAGGAACCGGTTGTGCCAAAAGATAGTTAAAAAAAAAACAAGAGCCACCGGATAAGGTGGCTCTCTTTATTAATCTATCACACTAAGCTCTGCGGATAATAAGCCAATAGCATTGGTATAAGTGTCGCTTCCGCTTGGTCCATTCCTATAAAAGCGAATCCACAGGGAGTCGCCTTCTGCCAGTCCACTAAAAGCCGATAGGGTAACAGACTCTTTCTTTACCTGGTTAGCCACTCCTGGAGCCTGTGTTGTAATAGACCCAGTTGCGCAGGCGCTTGTACCAAGAACCTGGCCATGTTGCTGACGGTAAAGAGCAAAGGAAAAAACAACATTACCAGTGTTTGTATCGGTGGGCGCCCACCAGAAATTCATCTTCACGGTTGGTGCAGTAAGCCATCCTTTAGGCAGAGGAACATATCCAATATCGCTGATAGATAAGCCATCTGCAGACATACCCAACACGGGATGAGTGTTGATAGTTGTCTTGGTTGCTGTGCTAAGGTTTCCGTTATAGAAATCAAGAGGTATTCTGCCAACAAACATTGGCACCAGTGCCCCATAGTCGTTTTTCCACATGGGGAAGCCTGGTGTGGCGGCGTACATTGCCCCATAGCCAGAAGGAATAGTGCCCTGACTGTCCTGCTCTTTCAGCATTGCCAAGACTGATGATGCTGGAGGGGCTTGAGCATGATCTCCCAACACAACACACGAACCGAACCGACCACTATATCGGACTGTCAGTGTACCTGCTCCAGAATCCCAATCTCCATACCCAACACAGAGACCGCCAGTAATGGCTACATCCCCGGCATACGCCGGTGCACTTGTGCTGCCAACCACAAGACCACCGTCACATTGCATGTTACCTACATTTTTTAAGTTTCCCCCAGCGCTTAGATTATTGGGTGTATATAGAGTAGTGCTATCATACCGATAAATCTGAACATCATTAAATCGTATACCAGGAGACATGGATGGGGCAGTCGTACTTCCGAGAATAAGATTTCCAGTCGCTATGATAGTACCTGTTACTGCCGTTCCGCCCGAATTACCTACGTAAAGCCCACCACCAGCCTTAATATGTCCAGTTGCTGTAATATCCCCTGTGTCCCCTGGAATAAGAACACTAAGATCACCATAGATGCTTACTTTCTGTGGGCTACTCTGCAAAAGAACTGTCGTAACAACAGAGTCTCCGGCTGCATTAAGTTCAAGGCTTGCTTGACTGGCAGATACGGCGCCACTTTGTATAGTAATATCTCCCTCTATAACTGCATCTACCTGCTGAGCTTTTATATAACCAATACTATTACCGTTATCTAAAAAGCGTAGTTGGTTCGACGTACTTGGAAAATTTAAGATATCAAAATTCCCAGCAATGGACGCACCTCTGCTAGTACTACTGCTAGAGACCTTAAATACGGTACCATAGGTCAATGCAGACAGGGATATATCATCAACATAAGCAGTAGCTGAACCAAAATTAAGCTCAATCTTTACTTTCATCTTGGCTGCGGTGGGCGGCGCCATAAATGTACCAGTAAGGCGTTCCCACTCATGGGGTCCACCACCGGGGGCACACTGATATAGTTTTACTTCCCGACCAACACTGTTCGATGAAATATATGCGTCTCCAGACGTATACCACATTACAGTGGCTACTATAACAGGAGCAACTGTCTCTCCCCACTCCATTCTGAAGAATAACTCAAAGGTATACTGTTCTCCTGCCGTAACCGCTGCAAAGCTAGAACTTTGCACTGACGCACTGCCTGGAGAAAGATAGCTCATATTAAGCCCGTACGAACCCGTACGCTTTGCAGCTGTGGAAACAGAAGAACTAACAGCAGTCCAACCAGAAAGAGAGCCTGTTTCAAAACCACCATTAACAACAATATTGCCAGTAGGTTTTCCTGTCTCTAAAACAACTTCCCACGGGCCTGTGGATAGGTCCGAAATATTATTAAATATCCGGCTGTATCTAAGCCCGGCATCTTCCATTGATATAGCTGTATCCGCATGTGTAATATGCAAGCCTTCGTCATCAAGAACAACGGAGCCTTTTCCAGCTATTAATGTTCCCTCAAGAAAACAATTCTCACTTGACAACCCGAAGCCAGACGCTCCAGTGATACCGCTGAGATTTCCAAGTCTGGCTTTTTCCGTCAAAGCTGACCAAGGACTCCCCGCATGGGTAAATACACTAATATATGGAGCATTTGTCAAGTCGGCTGTAGTTATCACGCCCCCATCACCGCTAACCCCATAGTCAATCGCAGCAAACCCCTCTTTGTATGTGTAGGGACGTGTTCCAGACTGATAAGTAGCCGTGTAAATCCAGTTATCTCCACTAGCAGCCCCGGTATCCACCACCATCCAGGTGTCCCCAGAGATATCCTTAATACGAATTATATCTCCAGAAGAAAACGGAGCAGCCCCGTTCTGTTTCTTAACAGTTAATGACCAGGTTCCACTAGATGGGACAACACAGTCGGCAGCTAGAGTAGATGCACTCTTTGTGACGATCAAGCTTCCTGCATGAGCAGAGATCAATGCCTTCTCAAAAACGGTAGCAACGATAGAACCACGAACCGAGACATTATTAAACTCAGCATTTCCTGCCTGGTCAATTTTCCAACCAGAAATCCCTGACGCAAAACCGGGGCTCTGCAAAGTTCCTTTTATGGTAAGACCGCTACCATCCCAGTCAATATACTGGGTATCGTAGTCCCCTACAAAAAACACATACGTACCACTATTACTTCCCAGGAAAAATCCAGGAGTAGTAGAGCGATAAGTGCTGGCGCCGCCCGTTATCTTTGGATAAGTTCCTGATGTGAGCACAAGGGTATCACTATAGATAGTTGAAGCACCCAAATTCCAACCACCAATAAGTCCAGATGATGCTTTGATGGACCCGTCTGCCTTGATATAAAAAGAAGCAGCTGCGCCCCCGGAATTTCCTGTCCAAAAACGATATGTTGTATCGCTACCAGAAAGGTTGATTGCAGTTGTTGTTAAACCAATTCTTACAGAGGTTTCGCTGGTATTGTCCAGCAAATATATTGGAAAATCTCCCCCAGACGGAGTTCCTATACCGATAGATGCCTCAGTTTCGTTAGCTTTCAATACCAGGTTATACGGAACAGCTTTAAATATCTTGTCATCGGGCAAAAATACCCAGCCGGCAGACCTGTCCGACAAGTGCGTAAACATCCAGTCACCCGTAATAATCTCATCCTGACCTCGTTGAGTGTACTGTGGATGATCGTCTGCATCCATACCAAGCAAATTACCGTGGGTTAGTTGTGCCCCACCGACTTCCCCGGTATGGTCATGAAGCCCAACATCAATACCATCTATTGTTGCCCCGGACACAACATCCAAGTTACCTTCAAGAGCACGGGTTCCGTCTTTTAGCAAAGCCTCATTGTATACGCCCGTTGGAAAGACCCCGAGAGCATCTAAAGCTACCAAAGCACTTGGTGCCGCAGAACCCGCAGCGTAAGCATGAAAACCATCTACTGTATCCGCATTGGTAACCTCACCCACTTCCCCAGTAAGGTTGTCGGCAATAACTTCTTTTGCATAAATAATATTCCACCGTTTACTGGACTCTCCTAGGTCGTGCGTATCTGTAATGTCAGGCTTTACGCCGCCATTAAGCACCCCGCCAAGTTTAGAAAGAAAGTAGCTCTTTAATCTCTCAATATCCTCTAAGGTTATCATTATCTCACACTCCCAGAACTCATGCCTAACCGTGCCATAAGAATATCCAAAGACAACCGTGTGCTCCCAAACTCCAGATCGAGTTTATTAGAATCAGCATCATATCTGGTTCTGGTCACTACTGTTGTAGTGGCATCGTATCCCCCTTGCCCAAGAACAAGCTGAGCAACTGTAGCATCGTAGTCTGTTATACGTACCAAAGAACCAGCACGAACCATGTATGGATATTCCCTGGCACCAGCAAGTGTATTTATCATACCAGAAACCCCTACAGTAGAAGATTGCACCGGATAGGCATATGCTTTTATGGCTAATTCACCAATTAAATTAGCAATATCTTCTATACTAGCGCCAATGTTCATGCTTCCTTCACGTATACCAAACAAACCCTGACTTACCGGGTCTTCAAACCAATCAGTAAAAGTTTGCCCGATCTGTGGGTCATCATATAAAATCTGTATCTTGTTAAACAGCTCATCCCTGCTTCGTGATAGGGACAAACCGGTATCTCCAACAAAATCCTTAGTTGAGACTTGCCAAGAAGGCTGATCAGTCACACGAGGTTCGGGAAACAAGTAAGCTCTGCGATTTTCCCAGATTGCAAAGTGCAAGGGCACAGGGTCTACCCCGTCATCCCCCGTCTTTAGGACAGCTTCAATAGCGTCTTTCAACTTCTTTTCCCCGGTAAAGTCTTGGGGGGTAACGTCTGTAACCGTTTTCTTGATCATAGACTTGTCCGACGACCACTGATCTGCGAGGTCCACCGTGTCTTCGATTATGTCCGAAATGGACTTTGGCGTAGATGCCGGGTAGATCATACCGTGAGTTAGGTCCGTTGCATGAGCATAATAACCAGCCACAGATACACTTACTCCAGACGTGTCAGCGTCAGTGTTTGCTATTCTTCCCTCATATAGCCTTCTTCCAAGGTGGTCAAAGAACACAACATGGTTGCCTACAAAATCTCTATACCAACGTACGGAGTTCCATCCCCCCACACCAACTTTAAATGATGCTGCGCCGAAACCACCCGGAAGCAGTGTTTCAAAGTTAAGTCCGGATATGTGATTAGTACTCTCTCTAAAATCTGCTGGATTTTCAGAGTACGTTTTCCATAGGGAAACAGAAATATCCAAGTTTGTACTCCTTACGCTACTGCATTAAACTGCGGGAAAGGATACACATAAACCTTTACCGACCTGGCAATTTCACAATTACCTGATGTGCCTTCTAGAATAAAATAAAGTCGGGTTTTTGTTCCTGGAGTTAGTACAAGTCTTGGCATCAAACCGAAAGTAATACCAACGACGTCTCCAGATAAACTCTCGTGATACACAGTTTCGTATAATCCATCATCCAGTATATGATCAAGCTGCCCAAGACCAGACACTCTATAGTGCAATGTTCGATACCCACCGTCTTGGGGAAGCAAAGTTAAATAATCCAAGTCTAATGTAAATGACGTAGCCACAGCGTCTCCCTTAGCCTGGATTTCTATCTTAAGTGATTGCATAGATGCAAAATCGCCTATCAACCAGGGCGGCATATATATGGTACCAAAGTCTAACAACTCGGTTAATGAGTTTATTGGTTTTCTCCACTCACTTTCATACAAAGATTCAGTTCCGTACAAAACTCTTATTCTAAAGTTTGCTGTTGTGGGCCAGTGGCTCCCATCTTTACATCTTCCAAAAAATCTAAATGGTCCTTTCGTTGCCAGGGTTTCTCCAGCAGTAAGTCCCCAGCGGATTAGGGTTTGTTCTGTGTTTCCTGTGTAAGGAAGGGCTAACCAATAACCACCGGATGAGTAGTCAGCATCAAGAGTAGGTGAATTTGACCCAATACGGTACTCGTAATCCTCTGCTTCGAGAACATGCTTAAATAGTACGCTGCCTATGCGAGCGCCAATATAAATCTTACCTATTTTCTCGGATTCTCCAGAGTTTCCCACCAAACGAATAATAGTTTTGGTAAACTCTTCTCCATCTATGTCTGCTCCATCTATCTCAACCCAGTTATCGTGCCCAGACGTGCTATCATCATGATTATATATTACCAAACCAGATGTAACGTCAGTTCCGTTCCCATTGGTCAAGGGCATCGGGGTACGAGTCGGATTTACAATAGAAATTTTCTGAGCAAACGGACTACAGGTTAACTCAAGCTCAAAATCATAGATCACGTAGCGAGTACTCGCTGTGCGCTGATGTACCTGCTCAACAGACATTGTATCTTCGGGCCACTTTAAAGTTCCATCAATAACCTCAAAGTAGGATTTGTTAGTGGCACCATCCCATTGATATTGTAACTCAACTTTCGGTCCTGATTTTGTAATAGATCGACTTCTGGCTGTTTTTAAAAACCGCTCAATTGCCGTAGCCCTGTTGGCTAACTCGTCTCGGGTAGTTCCTGTGATCTGAAATTTTATCTTAATTGCTCTGTTTTCCCAAGATGTCGCAACAAGGTAGGACCCCTGGGCATTTATAGAGGTCCCACCCCAAATCTGTTTTTTAGTAGGAGGAGGAATGCTTAAGCCTCCATTAGCCAGCAGATAATCTTCTTTCATGAAGTCCGCTGTATTTGTTCCGTCATATAGTTTAAGAACGAATGCCATGACTATCTCCCGACACCAACACTGTACTGTAGTCTAGTTTTCTTAGTAAGAATACGCTCCACTTCTGCTGCGATCTTGGTTATATCGTCGTCGCTACGTACAGAGTCTTTTCCAAAGTTGAGATTAATTTGATAAGTTGCCGCACCCTCTTCGGCTCCTATAGAGCCTGCTTGGAGAGCTAAGTTATTCATACCCACAGTGGCGTCTATTGCGGGGTCTACTAAGGCGTCACCCACCATGGCATTAACCTCATCCGACATACTATCTATACCTTCAATAAAGCCGAGACTGGTATTAACACCAATTTCTGCAAATACTCCAGAAGGTGAGTGTTGATCAAGTAAGTCCTTAGCCCAGTCGCTTACACTACCTATTGCGTCTGTTACTGCATCAATTACATCACCAACTGCTCCGGCGATACCATCTGCAAGACCAAGCAGCAGATCAGCACCTGCAGATATAAAGTC